TGCAGGGGAAGTACCGGGAGCCTTATGAAAAGCTTCTGAATTATCTGTCCAACCAGAATAAGAAAGCCGTTGCGTACTGCAGGCAGGTATTTGGCAGGGCTATTGAATGTTTGGAGCGGGGAATGGGAATGTACAACCCCGATGAACTGTATGAAATGATGAGGGAATACTACGAACCCGGCTCCGGTGATCCATTTGAAGCAGGGGTGTTGAAAGCAGTGTATGAGGCACTGGAGGACAGGGACCGGGAAGATGATGGAGGATACGCGGTAAGCCACGAAATAAGCAAAAGAGGAATGTGCGGATATTGCGGAAAGAAGGAAGCCACCCAGTTATGCGATATGCCGAAGCATACGATAGCTGTGGGGATACGAAGAAGCTATGTAAAGACCTGTGACAACCCTATGTGTCCAGACTGCGCAACAAGGTTTAGGGGATTTGAGCTTTGCCCGGACTGTGTGAAGGAACTGGAGGTAAGCCTGCGGCAGGAGGAAGAAAACCAATGATAAGGATTATATGTGATACGAAAAGTGAGAAGCAGAAAATAAGCAGGATCCTACGGTTAGGGGAGGCTGTGTTACTGTCGGTAGATTGTATTATTAAGCAGGAAATATGGGAAGGAAACAAAAAGGGATTAATCCAGTGGGAGGTTAGGAATGATGAAAGTTAGGATATCAATGCCAGGAGCATATATGGTGATGGACATGGAGGAGGGCCAGGCGCGGACGGCGTTCCGCAAATTGGCAGAATCACTGTGGCTGATTGGAAGCAGGGGACAGAAGCTGCAGGAAGGCGTGGCTGTGGCACCGGTTCAGGAATCGGCAGAAACAGTCTATCCAGGTCAGGAAAGACAGGAGGCTGAGACAGTGGTGGAAGCAGCAGGGATTCCGGAAAAGGAAGGCGGAGAACCGGCGCCTAACATTATCTCCGCAGGGTATGGCGGGTATCTGTACATGAAATGCCCTGCCTGTGGAAAGACCAGGGGCTTCTGTGCCAAGACACGGCTGAATCATTACCGGTGTGAATGCGGGGCTGTGACAAGGATGGAGCGTATGGTTCCGCTGTACATGAAATGTGAATGTGGCCGGCAGGCCAGATATCTGACCAACATGACAGAGACTGAATTTGACGTGGACTGCTATGACTGCGGGGCGCCGGTGGCAGTTGAGTGGAATGAGAAGAAGTGGATGTATGAGACGATGAAGGAGGAGAACCGTGAGAAAGATTAAATTATTCCCGGCGCCGCATACGGAGCTGCGCCTGGATGTGTCGGACGAGATGGAGAAGGATTACCAGGAGTGCCGAAGGATGGCACAGTCGTGAGATGATGGTAAGGACTGCAATACCTGTAGTTGGTGGCCGGTAGAGATAGAGGACACCGGGTTGTGTGAGTGGCCCGAGGTAATAAGGCAGATGGAGGAAGGGAAGCACGGATGAAACTATTGGATGAACACCAGGTTGTCCGGGTGCAGCTGTGGATGAATGGAGCATGGCGGCGCAGCATCCGCGGTACGGTCATCGGTAGCCACGAGGGAACGATCGGTGTGTTGCTGGATACCGGGGAGTACATAGACGTACCGGAGGACCGGTTGAGGATAGTATCATAAATTAGCATTTGGAAGATTATGTGGAAGAAAAATGTCTTGATTGTAAATGGTGTGAAATCATTGAGAATGGTGCATATGGATTTTTGGGTGAATCGCTATTGACGTGTGCAATAGATGAAGAAGATACGGAAGATATTTCAGTATGCTTTGAACCGAAAGAAAATTAGCATTTACCGTTCTACTAGGAGGTGTAAAGATGGAATGTAAATATTGTGGTTCTGAAATGCGTTTGGATGATAAAGATTCATATATTGGCAAGGGTGGAGTGTGTGTGGTTCGTAAATATCTGTATTGCGATAATTGCGGAGCTTCTGCATATAAAGAATTGGTTTCTGGAAAAGTTGAGATTCTTGAGTTTTATCCACCAGAGTGTACTTAATTAAACTGAAATTTACAGGAGGAATAAGCCATGGATAAAAAGACGATAGTATTTGATTTTGATGGAGTGATACATAGTTACACAAGCGGGTGGCAGGGTATATCAGTTATACCAGACCCGGTTGTGCCAGAGATACAGGCAGCAATCAATTACTTACGCATGGAAGGGTACGAGGTAATTGTGCCCAAAAATTGTGGTATCTACCAGATGTGCAAGGCCAGAGGGTATGGGAGCGGTTAGGCGCTATTTGAGAGATAACCATATTGTGGTTGATGATGTAGTTGCACACAAGCCGCCTGCAATCTGCTATATAGACGATAGAGCAATATGCTTTGACGGAGACGCATTAGGACTAATTGGGAAGATTAGGGCTTTTAAACCCTGGAATCAAAATTAGAATTTAGAGGTGTTATATATGGATTATAATTTTTGGGATGACCGCACCCATGAAGTAGAGAATGAAGTAGAGATTAACCCGTGCGAAGGATGTTATGATTATCAGAATAGAAAATGTATTTCCAATGGTGGATGCGGTTTTTCGGACAAACACAGGAGGACGTCAAATGAAAGTTAGAGATTGCGGGAATTGTGGAAGAAACCAATTTGATAATCCTGATAGGTGTATCAAGTGTGTAGATAATGGAATGTCTGACTTCATTCCGGCAAATGCGTTAATCATGAAAATGCTGAGCGATGAAGAAAGGCAGAACCGAGAACTGGCGGAGAAGATGTTTGGAGGTACCTAATTGAGAAAGAAAGCAGACAGTAAGCAGGCCAAGGCCAACAAGGTCTTGCGGGCATAAGCTGGAGCGGCTTGGGCAGAGTCAGCCGTCCGGGAACCGCCGCCGGATACATGGTCCGTCAGGATGCCGGCTTATGCATATACACAGGCCTGCCCGGTCCCGGAGCTGCGGGAGCCGCCGAAGGGAGTGATACGGTACTATGAGACAATGCTACATAGACAACGGGCACCGCGGGTGTGACGGACAGCGAACCAACAAGGGCAGGATACGGTACGGGTGCTGGGCGTGCCCGTACCTGGATGCGGGAGGAGGTGAGGCCGGTGAAACAGACGGAAGCATTGGAGGAAGTGGCCAGGCTGGCCGCAAGGGAAGCCCTTAAGGAGCATGAGAAGCAACTCCGGAGGGAAAAGAGAATAAAGGTATTCCAGAACACCAAGAAGCTGATGGAGAATTATAACCGCATCTGTCAGAGCGTGGAGGAGGGAGTGGCAGAACTGTCCGACATGGATAATGGGGATGAACTGGAGGAGTTCACAGAGGAAGATATCTTTATCAACAGTATCCTCAAGAGCAAGCTCCGGAGTATTGTCATGATAGGACACATAGACAAGTGCTTGAAGCTCCTGGAGGATGAGGAGTGTCGGAAGAATACGCATGAGAAGTATCTGGCATTCAAGTATTTCTATCTGGATGGGATGGCATACGAAAGTATTGCAGAGATTTACGGATATGGGGAGCGGACAGCCAGGCGGTGGATAACGGAACTTACGGGGATTCTTAGTGTATATCTCTTTGGGGCTGATGCCCTCATGCTGGATTAGATACTTGACAGGAGCGTGTCAAAATCGTGTCCTTGTCATGTCCGTTTGGATGATTTATAATTGTAATATGCAGAATTGGATGAAGCGGAAAGCTGATTGATTTTGCACCCTCCCCCACAAATAGCGGCTACCAGGCGTTACAGCCTGGTAGCTGATTAGAAGCTGACGTTCTCCGCATCTTCATAGCTTCGCAAATCGGATAGAGAGCAGCTCCCAGTTGATACCATACTGGTGCAAGGTATCCGTAAGCCAACCGCGGTGTGAGTTGGAACATACCGGTGACGAGCCGGTATTGATGCGGGGTAGAGCAGTCTGGCAGCTCGTCGGGCCCATAACCCGGAGGTTGCAGGTTCAAATCCTGCCCCCGCTATTCAGACAGATATATTTGACATTGTATTTTCTCCCTTAGGGCCTTCACGGATATGTGAGGGCTCTTTCCCTGCACAGAAAGAAGGTGAGCCTGATGGCATTAACGCCAAAACAGAAGATATTTGCAGATGAATACCTGATTGACCTTAATGCCACCAGGGCTTACAAGGTTGCGTATCCGAGCTGCAAGAAGGATGAGGCCGCGGCGGTCAACGGTAGTAAGCTGCTAAGAAATACTAAGGTTGCGGAATATATCCAGGAGCGCATGAAGGACCGGGAAAAGCGTACTGAGATTACCCAAGATTGGGTGCTGGAGGAGCTGCGGAAGATTGCCAGTGCAAACGGCACCGATTTTGCACATGTTGTGCGGGAGCCGGTTATCCGGAACAACTCTTATGTTGTGGATCCAGATACCGGTCAGATGCAGACAAGGGATGTGGTTCGAATAATCCCGACCGAAGAACTGCCAGAGGAGAAGCGGGCGGCTATCTCCGCAATCAAAGAAACTAAGTTTGGAATAAACGTGGAAACCTATGATAGGGTAAGAGCCCTGGAGCTCCTGGGGCGCCATCTGGGGATGTTTAAGGATAAGGTGGAGCTGTCCGGTGGCCTCGATATCGAAAAGACCAAACTGGATGACCTGCTCCAGCAGATGCGTGGCGGTGGCTAATGAGTGCGGAGAGATTGCTGCTGTCGGATAAGTACAAGGCGTTCCTGCGCTGTGACGCCCCGGTGGAGTTCCTGGAAGGTACCACGGCTGCCGGCAAGACTACAGTAGGGTTGTTTAAATTTATGCTCAAGGTAGCCGAATCGCCCAAAAAGCTGCACATCTTGGCTGCGGATGATACAGGCGCCGCTGAAAAAAACATCATCCAGAAGGACCTGGGCATCCTGGATGACTTCGGCGTACTGGTGGAGTACAAGGGCAACGGCGGCGGTGGATATAACATGCCTCACATCCTCTTCCACACATCCGGCGGCAATAAGATTATCTTTGTTGTCGGCTACGGCAACAAGCGCAAGTGGAAGGATGCACTGGGCGGCCAGTACGGATGCTTGTACATTGATGAGATTAACACGGCAGACATTGAGTTTGTGCGTGAGGCCGCCATGAGAAGCGATTACCTGATGGCCACGCTCAACCCGGATGACCCGGGCCTGGATGTGTATAAGGAGTATATCAACTGTTCCAGGCCACTGCCTGAGTGGGAAGATGAAACACCAAAAGAGATAATGGATGAATTACAGGAGGAACCAAAACCCGGCTGGGTGCATTGGTTCTTTTCTTTTGTCCATAACCTGGGCCTGAGTAAGGAGAAGCTGGACCAGATTATGACGAACACGCCCAAAGGAACGAAAATCTGGAAGAATAAGATTCAAGGCCTGCGTGGTAAGGCAACCGGCCTTATTTTCTCCAACTTTGAGCGGTCTAAGCATGTCATCACAGTCCAGCAGGCCAAGACACTGAAATTCAAGAAGTTCACAGCAGCCCTGGATACGTCCTATTCTAGCAAGTCCCCGGATACCATAGCCATGATATTTCAGGGGATTACGGATGACCGGAAGCTTGTCACTCTGGCTGAGAAGGTCTATAACAACGCCAAACTGGATGTCCCGCTGGCCCCCAGTGATACAGCGGTTAAGTTTGTGTCTTTCCTGGAGCAGTGCCGCAAGGACTGGGGTTTTGCCAAGGATGTGTATATAGACAATGCGGACCAGGCAACCATCACGGAGCTGCGTAAGTATAAACGGCTTAAAGGCTGTCTGTATAACTTCTGGGATGCATATAAACAGCTGGAAATCATTGACCGTATCAACCTGCAGCTGGGCTGGATACAACAGGGCTGTTACCTGGTGGTGGATACCTGCGTGGAACATCTATCCGAACTGGATCGGTACAGCTGGGATGACGAGAAGGACAAGCCGGAGGACCGAAATGACCATACCATTAATGCCAATCAGTATGCATGGATACCATACCGGAACCTGATTGGATTTGAGGAGGCTGAGAAGAAATGAGGTGGCTGAACAACATGAATGAGACTATCAAGCGGGGCATCCGCAGCTGGCTGAACGTGGTGCCGGCCAGCGGGAACTGCATCCAGATTAACGAGGTCCTGGACTTCGAGGCCAATGCCATCCGAAATCGCATCTGGTACCGTGGTGATGGTAACGAGCTGGAGCAGATGTATCAGCAGGCTCCAGAGTACGCTGACAAATACAAGTTCTGGGCCAGTAGGTGTACACCGGGTATGGAGATGCGCAAGATACATACCGGCCTGCCCGGGCTGATTATCCGTATCCTGTCGGCTATCGTCCTGAATGACATGAACGATTTTGATTTTGCAGGTAACGACCAGCAGCGGCAGCTGTGGGAGGACATTGCAAAGGATAATAAGTTCGCTCGTAAGCTGGAGAAGGCCTTGAAGGAGGTCCTGTACATCGGGGACGGCGCCTTCAAGGTCACGGTTGACACGACCGTCAGTGAGTATCCAATCCTGGAGTGGTATCCAGGAGAGCGGGTTGAGATTGTCCGGAACCGGGACCGGGTGAAGGAAGTTGTTTTCAAGACCCCCTACAAATCCGGGTATCAGCAGTATGTCCTGTATGAGCACTATGGATATGGCTACATCAAGAATGAGCTATGCAAGGGTGACACGCCGGTGCCCCTTAATGCCATCGATGCCACAAAGGGAATAAAAGATACGATGTTTGATGATACAGTCATGCTGGCCGTACCCTTGCAAGTCTATGAATCCACCAAATACGAGGGACGCGGTGGCAGCATTTTTGATGGTAAGCTGGACAGTTTTGATGCCTTTGACGAGGCCTGGTCCCAGTGGATGGATGCGCTGCGTGCTGGTCGGGCCAAGACGTACATACCGGACTGCCTGGTG